TAGTTAAATATACGCGCGTATATTTAACTATTGGTGTCGTTTATCGTAACGCATTCCTATGTCAGTATACACAATGGAATTAGTTTGTGTTACATTGATTCTTGCATATTGGTTACGATAAAGAGCAGCATGTTTTATGCTCTTTAGGTTGATATGTCTTGCAAATGTGTTACGATAACTTAAACGGAATAATTGAGGATTGCGCATGGCTAAAATCAAGATAGGCGAGATGATTAACCGCCTGATTGCAGAGGTTGACGAAATTGACGCGTCAGACGTGCCGCAGGGCATCAAAACCAAAAAGCACAAAGCCGCCGCCAGCCGCTTTAAAAACGCCCTGTTTGCCGATAAAAGGAAATATCGCGGTAAAGGTCTGGAAAAGCGAGTAACGGCAAACACATACAATACCTACATGAGCCGCGCCCGGTCGAAATTCGATGACCGGTTACACCATGCTTTTGAAAAAAATGTGGCCGATATGGCCGCAAAATATCCGCTCTATGCCGACGAGCTAAACGCCTGGCTGGGTTTGCCGGTAAAAGAAATTCGCGTGCGTTCTGCGGCGCTGAAAGAGCGGCTGAAAGAAATAATGCCGCTGTCGGAAGCGCTGGGCGACGTGCGTCTCGGAACAAAAGCGGCAGAGAAAAAAGTGATGGCGCTCGGCTCTAAATATCCGGGCTGGAAAATCGCCCTGTTTGACCTGAACGCCCCGGACTGGCGAGAAGCCCGCGACCGGCTATACCGGTATTTTCAGGAGGGCGATCGCCTGCTTGACGACCTGATGGGCCTGCGTATCAACCATGAAGTCATGTATGCGCTTACGCTTAGCCAGGCGGAGCGCGTATCGATACAGAAACGATGGGGTGACGTGCTCGACGAGAAGAAGCGCAGCACGGTCCTGATTGATTATCCGGCCTATATGCAGGCCGTTCTCGACATACTGCACACGCCGACCAGCCAATACAGCTTTACCACCCGAACCAGCATGGCACCGCTCGCATTTGCCCTGGCTGCCGTGTCTGGCCGTCGCATGATTGAAATTATGCGGCTCGGCGATTTCAAGCCGACCGGTCGCTATACGGTTGAATTTTTGGGGCAGGCGAAAAAACGCAGCGAAGAGGACGGCACACCCCGGACTATTTACACGCTTTGCGACAGCGAGCTGTTCATAGACCGGCTGAACACTCTGCGCGGCAGCTCTGCGGCCGCTGACTTTGATGAGGTCGTTAAAGGGTATGGAGAGGACGATACGCGGTCGGAAAACGGCAGGATTTCAACCCTGCTTGGCAACGCGTTTAACGCGTGGGTAAAAACGTTTTTTCAGGACGACCGGCGGGTCTTTAAAGATAGCCGCGCCATCTATGCCCGTATCGCTTATGAGTCTTGGTTCCGCGTTGATCCGCGCTGGGCGAAAGTTGACGAGGACGTGTTTTTTTCTGAAATCCTCGGCCATGACGATGAAGGGACGCAGCTGCACTATAAGCAGTTTAAGCTCCATAATTTTTCGCGCAGCTGGAAGTATGAAACCGGTGAAGAAAATGGCCGGCTGGCAGCTCTGCATGAGCTGGACGACCTGATGCCGGGCTTTGCGCGCGGAGACGCGGCCATCAAATTGCATGATGAAGTTAAGCGCATCATCGAAGAGGAACCCGCTGCAATCATCAACAGTTCGCGCCTGCGGGCTTTGGGTTTCAATACCCGCCTGATTCAGCGCTACTTGGAAACCGCTGCGGACGCTCTGGGTCAGACCATTGGCGAGAACGGGCGCCTGCAGCTGGTGGATAACGTAAAAACTATCGTGCTGGATGATGGCGACCTGCTGGAAGAGGACGAAGAAGCAGAGGACGCGGATGACTTTCACGACGATGACGAGATCGAGACGGAGCCGGAAGTTGAAGCCGAACCTGTTACTGCAGTGCCTGCGGCAGAAGAACGTCCGCGCCCCCGTTTTGACGCACCAAAACGCACCGAGGCTGGCGAATGGGTGATCCGCTATGAGTTCGGAGGCGAGCGCTACGCATGGACCGGCAAAGCAGAAAATATCAGAGATGCAATGACTAAGGCTTGGGAGGCGTACCACTCATGACCGCAACAGTAAAAATATGTGCTATTTCCCCTATTAGCGATGACTTTAGGGCAATAGCTTTAAGCGCCGATGAATCAACAATCTACATGCATATTGAACAAGGCCCGCTTGGCAAGCACTGGTACTGGTGGAAGCGTGGCAGCCCCGGAACGATGAAACCTGAGTTTGACAGACGTTCCGAGCGATACCCTGCAACCATTGCCGGAAAATTTGAGATAGTAGCTGACGAATAATCTGTCGGGGCCTCGGCCCCATTTCAGCTATCCAGCATGCGCACGTCGTTCAGAACGTGCGTAACCACACCAAACAGCATCCCCTCTTCGCCATAAGCTGCTTCTGCTTCCGTGATACGCATGCGCTTTGCTGCGTCGTTCAGCTCCTGCAAATGCAGGCACGGAACAGTCCGGTACCGCACAAGCCGAAAGCTATCCCCGATCGTCACTGCAATGATGTTGCCGTCGCTCGGCTTAGTTGCGCTGTTTATCACCAGTACCGCGCCGCGTTTAATTCCTTCATGGATCAGGTCTTTATCCGATTTAAATAGGTAAACCGACGGCGCACGGGTATTACAGATTTCATCGATAGATAGTTTCGGCTGTGTGTAATCAAGCGCCGGAGAAGGGAATCCCATAATCTTTAAACTCCTTTTAACTGTATTTTTATACAGTATAAGCAAGTGCAAAAATAAGAGAAGCCGTAAAAGACAGGGAGAGTGTCAGGATATTGAAAAGGCCGGGAAAAAATATCCCGGCTGGCAGGCTGATTTGATTTATTTAACGTAATAAATCGGTTCGGGCTGGTCGCGTAAATACTTTACCGGACGCCATGAAAACTCTCGGACGATGCTGATTACAGTGAATGAAGTAAAAGCCGACACTATGATGGCCACTGGCAGCAGCAGCGCCCAAATCAGCCAGGTCACGGGATGCCACCACCTGAACTGAGCGCGGAACAAATCGCCATCGGCATAGATACGAAACGCGCCGGTCGCATAAACAGCGCGGGGAATGCACCATAACGTTTGCGCCCGATTCTGGTCCCATTTGGCCTGAGCAAGTGCCTGTTCTGACTGGTGCGCCGGGGTCAGACAATCCATGATTTATCCTCTCTGAAATGCTTCATTTGGTGATCCAGATCTTTCCGTACTTATAAGACCTACCAAAACATCTGGATCACACCTTCGCGCCTGTGTTGCCCCTTTGTCAGCTGGCTTGCAGGCGTTTCAGGGCGGCATGTTCGCCGGGCTTGAGTGAGCCGATATGGTCGGCCAGATACATTCCCGCAAGCGTTGCGCGCGCCAGCTGCACCGGCATGGCGGCAAGCTGCTTAATTTCATCACTGGAGAGCACGCTGCGGACCCACAGCAGCGGCACCGGCGTGTCGCCCACAATCAGCGCCAGCGCGGCCTCTGCGGCGTTCTGCGAAGCGCCATTGCTGGACGCAGGGATGTCGCAATCGAGTGATCCAGATCTTTCGTTATCTATAAGACCTAAGTAAAGATCTGGATCATCACTTTCGCCCATTTCCACCGGTTCCACCTTCGCGTTAAAGAACGATTTCCCGGCCTCTGCGCGCAGCGCGTTCAGGTCATTCATGAAGGAGACCGAACGGGTGTCCAGACGCATCACGCGCGCCCCACGCGCCCCGATGCGGTCATTCTCAACCACGAAGCCCAGCGCCCCGCAAATGTCTTTAAAAACGACGTCAGGGCGTTTCTTGGCACCATTGCGCCCGAGGTAGCCGCCAAAGCGCAGAACGTTGTTAAACGCATCTACGCCCGCCAGTTCGACCACTGCAGTGAGGGCTTCTTTCTGCGCCTCTTTGGTTGCCTGTCCGGCACCGGTGTTGGTATCGATACCGCACTTTTCAAAATAGAGGCGCAGCGCCTTACTGTGAAGGGCTGCAAAGGTGCGGTTCGGCACCTCAACCAGCGGCTGATGGCGCACGGTGAATGAGGTGACGCCCGGCTGCAGCTTGCGGAATTTGGCATCCGCCTCTTCGCGGCTGTGCGCGGTGATAGAAATGAAGTGCGTGCGCATGGTTTTGCGGAAGCTGTAAGAGAAGCAGATCATCGCCTGATGGTCATCAATGGCCGCTGCCGTGGCGTCGTCCATGTTCATCAGCTCCAGCAGGCTGAGTTTTTTGCGCCCGCCGTCCATGTAAAATGCCAGCGTTTCCGGTGTCACATCGAGCATCAGCTCGTTTTCGATTTCCCAGCGCGCCAGCTGCGCCTGCTGAACAACGTCGAGGTACTCAGCCTCCATCAGCTGCTCACGCTCTTCATCGGACGGCGTTTCTGCCTCCATATGCACCAGAATGGTCTGGTCCCATACGCGTTCGCGCGACTCTTTGCGCATCTGCTTTCCTGCTTCGCTGCGCGGGTCATTCGGGGCCAGCTGCTTAACCTGATATCCATCAGCCTCCAGAATCAGGATCAGGTTATTTTTGAAGTCGTTGCGGGCGGCGGCTTCCTGCGCGGCCAACCGGAATTGCATATCAGTAAAATCAGTATCAGCCAGGCCGAATGAGGCGCGGCGCGCTTCTGTGTCCAGACGAATGTCGGTGACGTGATTAAGGAAAAAATCGGTATAGCTGACCGCACCGGCAAAGCCGTTACGGCGTGCATCTTCGCTGGTTTCCTTGCGGCCCGGCAGCTGCGCCAGTCCGATCAGAAATTCGCGGGCTTTACGGTCACGACGCAGCATCTGGATTGCATCAGACGGCACAATCTGGCCGCAGAACATGCCGAAATGGCGGGTAAAGTGGCGGTGCTCGTCGAGCGATACGCCGGAGGAAATCGCCGGGCTGTAAATCAGGCCGTCATAGTTGCGCACGCAGCCGTTCGGGTCACTCATAAACGCCTTAACGTCGTCCTGCATCTTGGTGTCCTGGCTGACGTACAGCCAGCGTTTTTCCGGGAAGTCGGTGATCAGCTGGTCATAAACCTGCTGGCCGAAAGCCTTTGAATCGGTCGCAATCAGGATCTTCTCTTCGCGCTTAGCTGCAGCCATGATTTCAAAGTAAACGCGGTCGCGGTCGGTATACAGAACGCGCAGCGGCTGACGCTCTTCGCTGCCGTTTTCAGGATCGCAGGTGACATCCACCGGCAGCTCGAGAACGTGAATTTTTTCCCACTGCGGCAGGCCGGTACGCTGGCGCTTTTGCATTGCCAGCTCGCAGAATGAAACGAGCGAGTCGTTCGCATCAGCATCAACCAGCAGCGCGCAATCCGTGGTGCGGGCAAAGGCATCGATCAGATGATTGAACACGCTGACCGGGTTCTCCATTGCCTTACCAATCAGAATACCGCGCAGGCCCTGCGTTGCTTCATCCAGCCCGATAAAGTCGTGGCTGTTCATCAGCGACTGCCATTTAGGCTTGATGATGGAGTTAATGCAGATCGTCAGCTTGTTGATTAGCTCCGGCGATATGCCGCCCATGTCGTCCTTGTAGTAGAACACAGCCGAATCGCGGGCGTTGCCGTCGTCGTCCAGCTGCATCACAGTGTTCATGGAAAGCATTAGGCTGACGCGGTTTGCCAGCGCAACGCCCCGGTGCGAGCGCTGCATCAGCGGGCGCATCAGGTTACGCGTTTTTCCTGACCCCATACCGGCACGGACGATGACCGGCCCGGTTTTGGACAGGCGCGCAACCAGCTCCAGAACCTGCGGCGTGATTTTTGAGGTTTTGAGCTTACGATAGTTGATGTGTTCCGGGCGGCTGCGCGGGTCAGTGACAGCGGCAGTAAAGCCGCGCGCTTCCATCGCTGCCTTTGTCTTGAGGCGGTATTTCCACTCGATGCGGCTGTGCGCGCTGAGGGTCAGCGCTTCATCTGCATACATTTCTTTCAGCCGGTCAGCGATCATCGCTTTGACTTCATCGCGGCTCAGTTCGCCCGGACAGGTCAGCATGGCAACGTCAACGCACTGAAATACCTGCTTTTCAAACTGTTCGGTTCTTTCCTGATTCATAAAGCGCAGCTTCTGCAGCGCGGCTTCGTACAGGTTAGCCGGACGGGTCAGGCGGTTAGCCTGCGCTTTCATCTGGCTAACCATTTCAGTGCGCCCGTTCAGCACAAACAGGTCGTTGAAATCGTTCCCCTTTTCATCAAAAAAAGTGGGGAAAATGCATTTAATGCCCGCGTCCGGGAACGTTTCGAGAATTTCGAGGCCAGTCAGCAGGCCGGTGTTGCCTTTTTTGGGATTTTTTCGGTCGTTGTCCAGCGCGCAGGTTATTTCAAACCCTGCCTCCAGCTCAACCAGCTGGCGCACAACGTTCGGCATGTTACCGGCAGATACAGCCACCACCACGGCATCAAAGCGTTCGGGGTCGGCCAGAAATACCGACGCCCCGGTCGCAAAACCCTCAACAACCGCGATGCGCCTGGCGTTTTCAAGCGAGCCAATCACGAAAGCCGCACCGTTATAGCTGACTTCCTCAATAGCCGATGTCTGCTTCTTTACGCCATCCATATAGATGCGCTGGAAACCGGCAAGCTGCCCGGCCAGTTCTCCGTTGAGGTGGCGCAGCGGGAAAGCCATAAACTCTTCTTTTACTGCCGTGTGTCCGTGGTCACACAGTTTTACACGGCGAACATCGCAGTGTGCAAAAACAGGCTGAATGCGCTTTTCAATCGCATAAGGATGCGATCCATCTTCGCGCGGTGCAGCATCAAAGGCTTCTTTGATACGCTCCAGATACTGACGCGTCCGCGCCTGCGCACGCTCACGGATACGGGCTTCTTTCTCAGCCTGCTTTTCGCGCTCAATGCGGCGCGCTTCCTGCTGCTGGCGACGCTCTTCACGGCGGCGGATTTCTTCCGGCGACTGTGTGACCACGGTCGCACAGCGGCGCATATGCTCTTCGTATTCACGTTTCAGGAAGTCATAGCCGCTCCACTCGCCCGCCGCTTTCTGCTTCACCACGAAGTTGATAAACGGATAACGGATGTTGCCACTGCGGCGAACGTTGGAGTAAATATCAGCGTGGCCTTTCAGCCGGGGATCGGATGTGATGGGGTAGCGGCGGTTATAAGTGCGGAACTTTGTCTGCACGCCGTCACCGTCAATCAGCCGGACAGAGGATGCGTTTGCTGACCAGTCAAAACCAGCTATTTCAGCAATCTGCGCGACTTCGTGGTCGCCTGCCCGGAAGAGTTCATAGGGGTCGGAGTTAAAAAACTCCTGAAAAAAGTCCGTTATTGTCATTTTTTAACCAGAATCAGTACGCGTTGAACTTGCGCACAGGGTCCGGTCTTAGCTACAATAAAGAGGCTTGCTAAGGCTCTTTAGTTGTGTTGCTAAAACCAGCTAAATGAATTAGAGAAAGAACCCGGTCGGCAAAACCGGGTTTTTTTTCGTCCCGAGTTTGGAACTGCTCACTAATTCGCCAATTTCATAGCCAGACCTGCGCATCGTTATTACCGGCAAAATAATAACGATGGTAAGCCGACTTTACAAACACGGAAAGCGTATTTGTCAGATCTTTTTCACCGTCCAGGCTTTTGCGACTGCCACGACGGGGTGTAAATACTCGATTTCGTTCCGCTGAAAGACTTCACGGCTGTGCAGCTCGGTAAGCGAGCTGAACACAAAACCGTCATCCATAACTGTAATCAGGGTCATGGCTGCAATGAAGTTATCATCCCGGCGCAATTTAACCAAATGTGTTTCGCCAGTAATCGGACGCACGTCAGGATCGGCAACGAGTAAATCTCCTGCCTGAAATGCAGGCGCGCCCCGGCTGTCAGCTATGCGAAGCGCATAAAGCCTGCGCGTCGTGTTGTTCGGCAAATCCACAAACTGCTGGTCTGCGGCAGGTTTGATCTCACCCGCCAGAAACGCCTCGCTGGGTCCGGTCTGCGTAGTTCCAACAATCGGGATGCCGTGCTCCGTTCCGGCGTCCTTCCCTGTCAAAACCCATTCCGTCGATCGTCCATAAATTTTTGCAAGTTTAAATGCCATATCCAGCGTTGGCATCGCGTCTGTTCTCTCAAGATGGCCGAGCGCGGCATGAGTACAGCCAATTGCCTCGGCAACCCCGCGCAGACTGTAGGCGCTGGCGTTGTTTGGGTTCGCGATTTTCAGCTCTTCGCGGCGAGCTTTCAGCCAATGTCCTCTGTTCATGCGCACGATAATAACCTACCTACGTTAAGCCAGCTATACGTATATACGACAGCGAGAAGAAATATTAATCCCTTTGGCTAATACACTTTACAAAAGTGTTAAGCACGCTTACCATCAACACCCATGAAAACAGCCGACGTTATCGCCTTTTATGGCACTAAAGCCGCCGCAGCGCGTGCGCTGAACGTTAACCGACTGGCCATTTATCAGTGGGGCGACAACGTACCATTTGCGCGCCAGTTTGAAATTGAAGTCAAAACCAGCGGGTTTCTGAAATCGGACTACACGCTGGCCAGAGAGCACCGGAACGCCATCCGGCACGCCTGTAAGGAAATGCGCCAATGCTAGAAGAGTTTGTCCGGGGGCAACTGCGGACCGCCCTTTACGACCTGCCGATGACGCAGAAGGGCCAGATTGCGATCATGAGTGATACCGCAGCAGGAGACGATTACACCGGACGTCCGCACCGCGAGATTGAATCAGGCGGCGGCGTGATTGAAATTGAAGCCGAGCCGGTCCGCTATCGCGAAGGTAAGAAATATAAACAAAACAAGCCGCTTATAGGTGAGAGCTGCTTCCAGTCGTCCATGTGGCGGCAGGCGGTTAACCGGCTGCCGGACAACGCGATAGCCTGGACGAAATACTGCTACGGCGAATCCGTGCGTTTTGAGCAGCAGGTTGTGATCTGCCAGGAGGTCTGGACCCGCTTTCTGTCTCTTGAATCACTGGCCGGCCTGAAAAAAATGAGTGCCAAAACCCGCGAAAAGGTTCAGAGCCTCGCATGGCTCGCAGTGCAGGTGTCCGTCAGCAAAATCAATGACGGCGGCAAAGACTACACCGCTGCAGAGCTGAGTCGCTTTCTGGGCATCAAGCCGGACAACTGGCAGCACAACTATCTCCCCCGCTGGTCGCTGCTTCTCAGCGCCTGCCACGACTACGACAAAGAGGTTATCGGATATGTGGGCAAACAGCTCAAAGCAGAGCGCCACCGGCGGCGAGATTGCCGCCTGCCTGTGTAAGCAGATTATGCGGCGCCATCCGCGCCGCCCTTCTCTGCGCTACTCAGCAGCCCGTGCGGAGTACCTGATGTTCTGCCCGTCCTGCGGCATCCGCACTTACCCGGGCAGCAACAAGCATAGCGTGATCGCAGAGTGGAACGGCATGAACCGGACAGGCGATCCGTATATCGCGGAGCTGTGGGAAGAAAAGTTTTATAACCAGCAGAACGCGCCCGGCCATTTGCCTGAACCGACAAAAGCCTGTGTGTCCACGGTCACACCCTGACGGACAAATTTATATGGAACATATTTATGCCGCTGCCGGTCGGCAGATGATACCCGATACAGAATTTAATTTTATGCAGGAATATCTGATGCGGCTTAATGGCGCTGACTATATTCCCGTGCGAAATGAAAAAGATTACCAGCCGCGAAATGAAAATGTATTTCGGAGAAATTACACGACGCCATTAATGCGAAGTGTAAATAAATCCCGTTTTAAATTTCAGGACAGAAAGAAATGAAAAATTTTAAGGTTATTTTCCCGTACAGCACGACAAAACAAATCCCGGAAGATATCGGCGATAAATTAGAGGAGCACGCTTTTGAATTATTAAAAGACGGGCAGCATAATTCGTCCGGTTTTATGTATCTTGATGATTTTGATCGTGTAATTCATTCCGACGGGCGTCACCTGTTTCATTATTGCGAGCAGTCCCGAAAAGCGGATGCCAGAACGGTACGTCATATTCACGCCGAGCAGCTGCGCAAAGTTGAAGAGGATGGCCGGGAAGTCACCGAAGAGCTTCATGAAGAGCTGAAAGCGGTCGCTGAGCGCGAGGCGACAAAGTTTGCCAGCATTAAGCAGCAGGACGTCTTTATCCTGTTTGACGGCCCGGCGCAGCGCATATGGTGCGCTGGCAGTACGGCGAAAAAATGCGAGGCGGCGTTAAAGCGCCTGCGGCGCGTTATGGGCAGCCTTGATACCGAGCCGGTTGTTCTGCCGGTTGCCAGTCTCCAGCTGTCCAGACAGCTCAGCAGAGGCGGCCTGCGCCTGACTGATACGCTTCGCGTGAACGAATACGCGAAAGTTGTTGCAACAGACAAGTTTGACGAACTCGCCGCGCGCGTGATTTTCGACGGCATATCGCTCGCCGGTGACGACGTTCGGGAGGTCCTGACGTCGCTTGCCATCAGCGCTATCGATATGGATCTGACGATGCCCGGCAAGACCGAGGCGCTTGCCTCATTCGTCCTCAAAGCGCCGTGCAATGCAGGCATGAGCCTGTCAGGTATGCAATTCAGCGGCGGAGCGTCAGACGCGGCGGAAGAGCACAACCACGCGTCGGACATGCTGATAGCGGCAAAAACCTGTCAGCAAATCCTGACCGGCCTGAACGATTTTCTGCGCAGCGAGGTTAAGTGAGTATGTCAGCCATACAGCAGGCCAACGCCATTAAGGCGATCCGTATGCGCAGCGAGACGTTAAGGGCGCAGGGCGGCGACGGGTTTGTGTCGCTCGACGTTCTGCGCTTCGACGTCGGGCTGACAACGCGCGCGCTGCGCCGTATCTACGATGCCGCCGTGGCCGACGGCAGCCTGCAGCGAGAAAGCAGCAGCCGGGCCGATGGCGTTGCGCGCTGCCATCGTTACCGCGCCGTTCTGCCCGCCTAATAAGTCGCAAGGATTGAAATTCTAAAACTGTTAAGTAAAAGAGGGAATCGTCCCTCTTTTGCGTATTTTTTCTATATTCACGCCATTGACAGAAAGACGCCCGCTTATTCACCTCTCAGATTGCATAAATCAACAAATTGCCGCAAAACGATTGCGCGCCCACGGAAATTAATAAGCGCTGTGTGCTGCGTGCATCCTGCGACGCATCACCCAAAAATATTAATAAAAAGCAACTGCCAAAAATTATTTGAGTGTTTCAGTAGACGCAAGTTGTAAGTTCGGATAATGTATCAGCATTCGGACTTATCCCATGTTCATTTTTTTTCGGCGCTTATTTCGCATCAGGCGAAGCAGGTGCAACCTGCCATTACGGCGGGTTAGTTTGGTTAAAGTTAATCACGGATTGTAACAATGACAAATGAAGTAACATCGCACCATGCCCCGGAGCGCGTTAACCAGCTGCTGACGCAGATGCGTCACGGTATGAATATTATGAGAATTGCGATGGAATCTAGCGAAGGTGTTTCTCTTAATCCTGAAATGCTGAGCTTTCTTGACCAGTGGATCGATAACATCGACGAAATGAAAGACTGCGCCCCGGGCGCAGAGCTGACGGCATAACGCCGTCAGCCTTGAACCGCGCCTGTGTGTCCGTGGTCACACGGCAGGTTTGGCAAAAGAAACGCTGATATTGATTGTTGCACCGCACGCCGCCGCATAGCGCTCCAGCGTGCTCAGCTTGACCCCGCCCGGGTTGTTCTCCAGCTGTGTTATCGTCGATGGCGTGACGTTCAGACGTCGCGCCAGCTCCGCCTTGTTGATGTTCGCATGTTCGCGCAGTTCAGCCAGGAGGGCCACGACGGCCAGCTCCTTGTCTGCTGTTTTGTACCCTTCAACCGCTGCCTCAGTGTTCAGCATGCGGCTTTTAAGCTCTTTTAGTCCGACTGGTTTCATTCAAAATCCCCCAGGCGCTGTCGCGCCAGATTTATCGCCTTAGCGGGCGTGGTCTGCGTCTTTTTAACGAAGGAGTGCAGAAGATAAATTTTCTGGTCCTTCTCATAGCAGTAAAGCGTTCTCGCTATGTCTGCCCCGCCTACCCGCAGCTCAAACAGCCCGCCGCCGATTACCCTGCTGTGCGGCATTTTCAGCCGCCCTTCCGTTTCGAGCCGCTCAATCAGGCGGAACATCAGACCGCGCAGGCGATCGGGGAGTTCCTCCAGTTCCTTAGCGGCCAGCTCGTGCGCCAGTACCGTATACATCTTTTCTCCTTGTGTATGCAAAAGATTTTAGCCAAACCGTAATGTTTAGTCAAATATAAATGTTTAGTTATAGCTAAATATTTATGTTTACCTAACGGCACTGCAGAGCTATTCTTTCGACCGCAGCAGGACGCCACCGGCTGCAAATACCTCTGCAAACGACAGGAGAAGAGATGAAACGCATCACAGAAACGGACGCGTTCGGCGAGCTGGCAAGCGCGCGGGACGGACTGGGGGAAATCAGCAGCCAGCTTTATCTGTTCAGCCGGAAAGCCGCCGGGGATGAAAGCAGCGAGGGCAGGCTGCTCGCGCTGGCCGTGCGCAACGTTCAGCTGCAGCTGAATGACCTGCAGAAGCAGCTGGCAGACCTGACCGGCTGTTATCACTGAGCGCGTTTGCTTTCAGGCTTGGAAAGTGTATTTGACAAAAAATCAATGTTTCTGATAAGCTATTCCTAAGTTGGGAAAACAACGCCCACCTCTTACAAACCGCCTTAACGGCGGTTTTTTTTCGCCTGAATTTTGCCCGCCGCTATGGCTTCTACGCGACCGCGTTCCGGGCCGTAACGACACCCGCTCATGACTGACACCGTTAAAATCGGCGCAGCGCGTTTAGCCTGTGCCGACTCTCTGCAATTTATTAAAACCATCCCCGACGCCAGCGTTGACCTGATTTGCACCGATCCTCCGTATTTCCGCGTAAAGGAAAACGAATGGGATCGCCAGTGGTCAAGCGACGGGGATTATCTGTCCTGGCTTGAATCGATGGTGAGCGAGTTTCGCCGCATCCTGAAGCCAACGGGCAGCCTGTATATGTTCTGCGGCCACCGGCTTTCTGCTGATACAGAGCTTATGGTGCGGCGTCATCTGAACGTGCTGAACCATATCATCTGGGCGAAGCCGTCCGGGGCGTGGGGCCGCAACCGAAAAGAAGCGCTCCGCCAGTATTTCCCCTCAACTGAGCGCGTTATCTTCGCGGACCATCACGGCGAGCGCAGTACGGCCCCCGGCGGTCCGGGGTATGGGTCACGACTCGAAGAGCTGCGCCGCGAAGTGTTCGGCCCGCTCATCAGTTATTTTGCGGATGCGCGGGCGGCTCTCAGAGTCAGCGCCCGGGAAATTCACGATGCGACCGGCACGCAGATGTGCTCGCACTGGTTCAGCGGCTCGCAATGGCAGCTGCCAAAACCGGCGCAGTATGCGCAGCTCCAGCGCCTCTTCGCGGACAAGTCTGAGGGTCACGATCATCCGGGCCTGCCGATGCCTTACGACGCGTTACAGGCCCGCTTTACGCAGCTGGCTGCTGAGCTGAGCACGCGCAGAGAAGAGGGCGCGGCTGCCCGGCGGACTTTTACCGTTAATAAAGCGGTTCCGTTTCTCGACGTCTGGAATTATCCGGTTGTGCAGGGCTATCCCGGCAAGCATCCCTGCGAAAAGCCCGCCGCGATGATGGAGGACATCATCAACGCCAGCAGCCGCCCGGGTGACGTTCTGGCCGACTTCTTTATGGGGTCTGGCTCCTTCATCAAAGCAGCGATCAGGCTGGGCCGCCGCGTAACAGGCGTTGAACTTGACCCCGAACGATTCCGGCAGACGGTCCGCGAAGTTGAAGCGGTTAACTGCGAGCTGAATCCCGAAATGCCACACGTAGCCGGAACCGTACCGGCTGCGTTAGCGTGCGTGTGACCACGGACACACGCGAACCGATTATGGCGTGCTGTAGAGCTGGCCTGCGTGAAAGCGACAGCCGGAGATAAGCGCCGGACGCCATTCCATCTGTGTGACCACGGACACACGCAACCCGCCGCACGGCTACGTGGGGAGGAGAGTCTCTAATGGATAAAGTCACCACGGTAGCCAATGTCACCGCCTACGGCACGGCATACGGCAGCTCTGGCTTCTGGTTTTACAAGCTCACGACGGCGATGACGCCGGATCAGTGGGCGGTTATTGGTGTGCTGGGCAGCCTCGCTTTTGCGGCGCTGACCTATATCACCAACGTTGCGATCAAAATCTGGGCCATCAAGCGCGGCTACCGGATGCCGGAACGGGAGGGGTAAAGATGGCCATTCCATCTGGAATGAAGGCGCGAATGCTCGCAGCGGTCGGGGCAATGGCTATCGCATCGGCGATGCTGATTGGCAACGACGGGCTGGAAGGTCCTGCACCGGTCCCGTATTACGACGTCGGGGGCGTGCTGACAGTATGCTACGGCCACACCGGCAGCGATATCGTTCCGGGGAAAACCTACAGCGAGAACGAATGCCGCTACCTGCTGAATAAAGACCTGAGCAGCGTTGCCCGCCGTATTGATCCCTACATTACCCGCCCTGTTCCGGACACGACCCGGGCCGCGCTTTATACCTTTGCCTATAACGTCGGCGCGACCAGCTTTAAAAACTCAACGCTGCTTCGCCTGCTGAACCGGGGCTATACGGCGGGCGCGTGTGACCAGCTTCGCCGCTGGGTCTACGCAGACGGCAGAAAGTGGCAGGGGCTGATTAATCGCCGGGAGATTGAGCGGGAAGTCTGCATGATGGAGGCCGAATGAAATCCTCTTTTTTAGCGGTGCTGTCCGGCGTTCTGCTTCTGGTCTTTGCCGGGCTTTGCTGGCTGGCGTTTCACTTTCACGCCAGCGCCATCACGGAGCGGGGCAAGGTCAGTCAGCTGACCCGCGACAACACGCTGCAGGCTGTGACCCTCGCCGCGCAGGCCCTGACGTTTAATAAGTTTAACCAGCTGGCCGCCATCTCTCAGCAGTACGGGATGAAGGTTGCCAGCAGCAGCGAGGAGAAGGTCGTTGAATACCGCACCATCCTTAAAACTGAAAAAGTGCCAACGTGTGATCTGCCTGTCCCTGCTGCTGTTGCTGACGGGCTGTACGGCTACACGTACCGTTTACGTGCCGGGGCAGTGTCCGGCGCTGCCGCAGACGCTGACGGCACCGGTGCTGGCCCCGCTGCCGCCCGAATTCTGACGTATTGCCAGGCGGTGCTGTGGATTGACCCGCTGCTGAGCGCCATCGACCAGGCGAACGACAAGCTGGCAAGAATTCGCGAGGCCGACGCGCAGCGGTCCGCTCTGACTTCCTCACAGACCCGCACTAAGGAGACGAATGTGCATTAAATTACCGCTTCTGACGCCGCCGGTAGTCCCGCCGCAGCTGCGGCTGCTGCTTCCCTCGCCGCTCTGGCTTCTGGCGTTCCTGCTGATGCTGCCGCACCCCCTGCTGCCTCTGCTGCTGCTGTTTCTTATGCCGTATGCGGGGCCGCCGGTGCTGATGCTGCCGCGTCCCGGGCTGTGCCGGTTGCTGAAACCGCTGATGATGCGGCTGCGCTGGCCGCCGTCGTGGGAAAGCCCTGAGAGCTGTTACTACCCGCGCTCAAATCTGGCCTGACAGGTCAAAGCCGCCCGCCTGATGCGGGCCTTTCTCGTCGTTCTGCTGAGTAAAACACCATGCTAACCATCAAACTGAACACCGCCGGATCTATCCTTATCAGTCAGGCTCCTGCTGTAACCATCGGTCTTTCGGGCAGCGAGGTGTATCGGGACGTCATGGCAATGACCGGCCCGGGCGTTCCGCCTGATGTGGTGCAGACGTTTCCTCAGCTGCGCGACGATGAGGGCCAGCCGCTGAACGAGGGAGGAGCCTTTACCGTTCCCCGCCCTGATGCAAAGGGCGCACCGGTTGCCGTGTTAATCACGGACATTGCTGCTGATGACGTACCCGAAGCCAGCGGCACCAGCTACCAGTTTCTTTACGCAGGCGACGAGGCTGACATCCTCAACGATAACGGCGTAGTCGTGCAATCAGTCAGGTAACACCACAAAGCGCCCACGGGGCGCTTTTTAGTGCGCCCTGCGCGTGTGACCACGGACACACAGGACACAGTATGGCAAGCATAGAAGAGTTACCCGGCCATCTGCTCAAGCTCAAAAAACAGATCCCGTTTGCAACGGCGCAGGCACTGACCAGCGTCGCCAGAAAGATAGAGGCAGCGCAGAAAACAGCGCTGTCCCGCAAGCTGGAAAATCCGACGCCTTTCACGGTTAAGGCGGTTGGCTCAACAGGTGCTCGCCGCGACAATCTCGTCGCAAAGGTTTTTGTGCGGGATATTGCGGCGGGCTATCTGGAACCGTTTGAGTTTGGCGGACACCACAAGCTGAACAGCCAGGCGTTGTTAAACCCCAAAAACATCAAGCTGAACAAACACGGCAACCTGACGCGCAACAAAATGGCGCAGCTCAAGGCAAAGCCCGAGGTGTTCGTTGGTGACGTGGGCGGGGTCAATGGCGTGTGGCAGCGCAAGAAAACCAGCAAAGGCAAGAAAGTTGCTAAACGCCGGAAGCGTTCTGCTAACGGAACGCGGCGGCCACCTCGCCAGAAAAAGCGCGCACCGAAATTACTGATCCGGTTTGGCGATGCGTTGCCGGTGCATCCTGTGCTGGGGTACAGGGAGCGCTCGGAAACAATGGCTGCAAACCTCATTAAAACAGAACTGAACCGCGCAATAGCCGCCGCAATGGCAAGCGCGCGATAGGTGATCCAATGAACGTCATTCTCCCGGCACTGGAAGAGCTGACACCCGCTGACCTGCGGGCCGGGCGCGGTGCGGGCATTATCAGCCGCAACCACGTTATTAACGAATGCGCTGAGCGCATCAGGCGCGCAGGCGGCACGGTAAGCCATGAAATCCCGGTGCATATTATTTATCTCGATGACGGGCTTCGCGTAGACAGCCCGCGATGTTATCGCGTGTGACCACGGTCGCACGCCTCTGAACATGCCTCCGCCCCTGACCGTCCCGGCCTGTCGCCACGTGGCGCTTCACGCGGGGGCTTTTTATTGCACGGATGAACCATGACAGAAAAACAGCGCCCGTCGTCGGTACTGATTCAGATCACCGCAACCGATGAAAAAGGCAACCCGCTTGCCAGCGTAGAGAAACTGGTCGGCGTGCATGAGCTGCGCAACGCGGCTCAGCCGTTACTGGTTGAGCTGGCCGCCACTGCCGCGTCCACGCTGGATGAAATCGTCAGCGAGCATTACCAGATAATTCCCCGTTACAGCGTGTGACCACGGACACACGCTAACCCCGGCCCACCAGCGAGAGACACGATGAAGCGAGTGACACGAATCCCCGTACAGGCTGACAGCATGCTGATTCAGGCGATGCGGCTTTTTGATGAACTGCGCCAGCGCGGCACTGATGCTGCACTTATCGTGCCTGATGCCGTTGCTGCTGATGCGGTCAAAAAGGCGCTGAGCCTGACGGATAAGCATGTGCTTAATGCGTCTATGCCACGCCATCCACACTGGATCATCAGGCGCGTTTTCCCTGTGTACGTTATCGCAGATGAGGCGCAATGCGCTGATGCGGTGCACCGCATTTTCCCCGGCGAAGGCCAGTTTATTCACCTGCTGGCAAGCCGACAGAAAACCTTTGCTAATGCGCACGTCTACGCCTTCACAGAAGCTAAAGCACGCCATCAGCATCGCCACTGTGTGACCACGGACACACGGCAGGACCCCCCATCGGTTTTGGGTCCCTCCTGCGGGGATTTAACTCACGGGCATTGCGCGCCGCGTTCTTTCACTAGCTAAAAAATTTTGAAAATTTGGGTAACAGGTAACAGGTAACAGCCAAATGAATCAGGCGGAATTTGCAAAACTCCACGGCGTCAGCCGCAAGACTGTCACCATGTGGAAGTCGCGCGGCTGGCTGGTTCTGGAGGGTGACGAGGTGAATGTTGAGGCGTCAAACGCCAACATTGAAATGCATCGTAAAACTGTTACCCCACCCGAAAAAAAAAAGAAATCATCCGCAACGGTGGTAACACTGACGATTCAGATCCGGGTAACAGGTCCCGGGGATCTGGAAGTGGTGACGGCGACGGCGACGACGCCGCAGCCAGCCAGTTAGTTGAGCGCATATCGAGAGAGTTTGGCGTCTCGCTGACGTTCGACGAAGCGCGCACGGTTAAGGCTAACTTTCACGCAAAGCTGACCCAGCTGGAGTTTGAACAGAAAGCCGGTCGGCTGCTGCCCTTCGAGGATATGCTGCAGGCTGTGGCCGATGAATATGCGCGCATGAGGACGCGGCTGATTGCGCTTGCGCCTGAACATGGCCCCCGCCTTCGATTGCTTGCCCTGACCAGTTCCGACACCGAGTTTGTTGCCGCACTGCAAAGCGTGATTTATGAAGCAATGGAGGAGCTGAGCGCCGATGGAAGCGAGCCACCACGAAACGACGACGGCTAACGCGTCAGCCTGGCACAATTTCAGAAGCCGCCTGACAGCTATCAGGCGCGCCCTGTCGCCCCCTGAGCCGCTGCGCCTCAGTGAGTGGGCGAACAAGTACGCGATGATGTCCAAAGAAACGTCCTCGCAGTCTGGCCGGTTTCGCTCGTTCGCGTATCAGGACGGCATCATGGATGCTTTCACCGATCCGGCGGTTGAGACGATAACGGTCATGAAGTCGGCCCGCGTCGGCTATACGAAGATACTCGATCACGTTATCGGGTATTACATCGCCCATGACCCGTCGCCCATTCTGGCTATCCAGCCGCGTGAGACTGACGCCGAGGATTACAGCAAAACGGAGATCGCGCCTATGCTGCGCGACACGCCGGTGCTGTCCCGGGTCGTCGGCGGAGCCAAAGCTAAAGACACCAGCCAGACGATTTTAAAGCGCTCGTTTACCAATGGCGCAAACCTGACGCTTGTCGGTGCGAACAGCCCGGGCGGCTTTCGCCGTATTACCTGCCGGATCATCCTGTTTGACGAGGTGGACGGTTATCCGGCATCAGGTGCGGGAAACGAAGGGGACCAGATAGCGCTCGGTAAAAAGCGCTCGGAAACCTTCTGGAATCGCAAAATCGGCATCGGCTCAACGCCCACGGTTAAAGGTGTAAGCCGTGTTGAAAAGTCATTCAACGACAGCGACCAGCGTTACTACTTCGTGCCATGCCCGCACTGTGGCGAATTTCAGGTACTGGAATGGGGCGACCGCACGTCGCCTTATGGCATGAAATGGGAGCGCGACGAAAGCGGACAGAGTAAGCCGGAAACGGTCTATTACGCCTGCCGTCATAACGGCTGCGTGATAAAGCACAGCGACCTGCCTCTGATGGTCGCAAAAGGAACATGGCGCGCCACAAAGCCCTTTAAGGGGCATGCCGGGTTTCACGTCTGGACCGCTTACAGCCTTTTCCCTAACGCGGCATGGCACAAGCTGGTTGAAGAGTGGCTAATCGTCAAAGACGATCCGGTCATGCGTCAGACCTTCATTAACACAACGCTCGGCCTGCCGTATGAAGATTTTGGCGACAAGTCGCTGAATGAGAAAACGCTGCTTGAGCGCTGCGAGGTGTACAACGCGGAAGTGCCTGACGGCGTGGTGCTGCTGACGGCGGGAATAGATACGCAGGATGGCCGCCTTGAGGTAGAGATTGCCGGATGGGGCCGCAACGAAGAGCGATGGTCCATCGCCTATGACGTGATAGAGGGCGACTTAGACACGCCGGAGCCGTGGGAACGCCTCGACGCGTATCTGCAGCAGGTATGGCGCAGGGCTGACGGTCGCGGTTACACCATTATGGCGGGCTGTATCGACTCCGGCGGCCATCATACCGAATCGGTTTACCAGTTTGCCAAAGCGCGCATCGGGCGGCGCATATGGGCGATTAAGGGCGAATCAGCACGCGGCGGAAAACGCTCACCGGTTTGGCCGACCAAAAAGCCCACGTCGCGCAGCAAATCGTCATACCGGCCCGTCATTATCGGCGTCAACGCCGCCAAAGACGTGATCCGCAACCGGCTCCACCTGGACGCCCCGGCACCGGGCGAAAGCCAGCCGGGTTATATGCATTTCCCGCACGACCGCGACCTGAATTATTTCAGTCAGCTTTTGGCTGAGCGGTCAGTGAAAAAGACATCCGGCGGTTTCAGCTTTCGCGTATGGGAGCTGCGCGCAGGCCGCGCCAACGAGGCGCTCGACTGCTGCGTTTATAACTATGCCGCGCTGATGGGCCTGATTCATCAGGGCCTGAAACTCAACAGAATGGCCGACACTCTCGACGACAACCCGGACAGGCTAATCGCGCCGCCGGTTGAACCCGAAGAGCCAAAGCCTGATTTCCAGCGGCCCGGCGTAATCATCCCGGAAGCGCCGCAAACTTCCGAGCCGCGCCAGCGGCGAACACGTCGATTACCGACATAAGGGCTAACCATGCAAATTCCGAACAGCGGCATCCTTGCCGGGATGCCCCGCGCCGTTTTGCAGTCGATGCTAACGAACGCACAGCAGGCTTATGCAGAGCTGTCGATGGGCAAAAAGGGCGTTTCTTTCAGTTACACGCAGGGAGACGGCACGCGCTCGGTTGCATACCAGCCGACCAGCGTTGAGCAGCTGACGCAATTTATCATGCAGCTGCAGCGTGCGCTCGGACAGGGTAGCGGTCGCCGGATGGTGAGGTTCCGTTACTCATGAAAAAAAACGACGTCCGAATCCTCGGCGCTGACGGGCAACCGCTGCCGCCGTCCCGGCCAGAATATAAAGCGCTGGGCGGTTCCGGGCGCGTTCCCTACGACGCCGCCGATTCGTTCAGTGACCAGCTGGGCGGGTGGCAGCCGACCTTATGGTCCCCTGATAACGAAATCAATATTTACCGCGACCGTATTGTGTCGCGGGCGCGCGATCTGGTCCGCAACGACGGCTGGGCTGCCGGTGCGGTCACGCGCATCCTGGACAACGCGGTCGGAGCGATTTACCGGCCCATTTTTAAGCCGGATTATCGTTACCTCCAGCTGATAACCGGCATCAAAGGTTTCGATGCGGAATGGGCTGACGAGTACGCGCGCTACATGAATGCTATGTGGCGAACGTGGGCGAACGACACCGGGCGCTGGGGCGACTATGAGCGCAAAAAGACCGTGTCGCAGCTGCTGCGCATCGGGCTGCGGCACAAGCTGATAGACGGCGATAATCTGGTGCTGATGCACTATGACACCAGCCGCTTAGGTTATGGCCGTGCGCAGTTTGCCACCGCTATCCAGCTGATTGACCCGGACCGGCTGAGCAACCCCCAGCAGGTTTACGACATGGCGAATATTCGCGGCGGCGTGGAGCTGGATGCAAGCGGCGCGCCGGTCGCGTATCACATCCGCCAGGCACATCAGGGCGACTGGTGGAGCGGTGAAAAAACGATGACGTGGGAGCGCATACCGCGCGAAACGCCGTGGGGCCGTCCCATTATCATTCATGATTTTGACAGCGACCGCGCCGCGCAGCATCGCGGCAGCGGGATATTCACTCCGATTATTCAGCGCCTGAAAATGCTGATTAAGTACGACGAAAGTGAAGTCGAGGCGGCCATCCTGAATGCGGTGTTTGGTGCATTTATCAAATCGCCTTATGACCCGTCAATGGTTGAAGAAGGATTAACCGGCGGCGATGGCCTCGGTGTGTATCAGGAGGAACGCATCGGCTTTCACGAGGATCGCCGGTTGTCGCTACAGAACGGTGTCGGCCTGCCAATTTTGTTCCCGGGTGAAGAAATTAACACGGTAAACGCCGCCCGCCCGAACAGCAATTTTGCGGCGTTTGAGTCTGCCGTTCTGCGAAACGTTACCGCCGCGACCGGCCTGTCAACGCAGCAGGTCACACAGGACTGGTCTGACGTTAATTACTCGTCTGCGCGCGCCGCAATGCTGGAAGCGTGGAAAACGCTGAGCCGCCGCCGTCATGACTTTGCCACCGGCACGGCAGCGCCTATCGCCGCGTGCTTCGTTGAAGAAGTGCATTCCCTCGGCGGCGTGCCGCTGCCCGCTGGCGCACCTGAATTTGTCGAAGCGCGCACCGCGTACAGCCATGCTAAATGGATGGGACCGGGTCGCGGATGGGTTGACCCCGTTGCAGAGAAAAAAGGCGCGATCCTCGGTCTGGATGCGGGGATGTCCACGCTTGAGAAAGAAGTGGGCGACAGCGAGGGCGAGGACTGGGAAGAGGTTATCGACCAGCGCGCCATTGAGCAGAAGCGCTTTGAATCGCGCGGGCTGTCCCTGCCTGAATACCTGCAAGGTGACGAGGCCAGCAAAACTATCCAAGACCCGGAGGAAAAATAGTGAATCTGCCGCTACTGGCGCAACGGCTCTACAACACGCCGCTGGCGCTTCATCCGCTAAAAGCCGAAGTCGTGATGGCTGCGATTTCCGAGCGGTTTGGCATAACGCGGATCAACGCACCCGCAATGATGTGGGACGACGACGAGCGAGAATCGTTCAGCCGCAAAGCGCGCGATCGTGACCCGGGCTATGACAAAGCCGGGCCGGTTGCCGTCATCACCATTGAGGGAACGCTGGTACAGAAAACGGGTCGCCTGCGGCCCTACAGCGGGATGACCGGCTACGACGGTATCCGGCAGGCGTTTATGGCCGCGCTCAACGACGACAGCGTTAAAGCCATCATGCTTCATATTGATTCGCCCGGCGGCGAGGTAGCTGGCTGCTTTGACCTGGCGGATTTTATCTACCGGGCGCGCGGCACAAAGCCTGTCTGGTCCGTACTGAGTGAATCAGCCTATTCAGCGGCCTATGCGCTGGCGAGCGCTGCCGATCGCATTGTTGTACCCCGCACCGGCGGCGTCGGCTCAATTGGCGTCATTGTGATGCACGTTGACTGGACGCAGAAAATTAAAGATGACGGGCTTTCTGTCTCGATCATCCGTTTCGGCGACCGTAAAGCTGAGTCAAACCCGTATCAGAAACTGAGCGAACAGGCGCGCGCTTCTATCCAGCAGGATGTAGACGCGATGGGCGCGCTGTTTGTGAGTACCGTCGCCCGCAATCGCGGCCTGCCGGAAAAAGTTATCCGCAATACGCAGGCCGCCACGTTTATTGCGGCGGAGGGCGTAGAGCTGGGGCTGGCCGATGCGGTCGCCTCACCGGACGCGGCCTTTATTGAATTGATGGAATTAATCGGAGAGTAAGCCATGCCAAAGTTAAGTTTTAATCCCTTCGCCCACCTTCTGACCGGCAAGAAAGCCAGCGCGTCCGAAGATGAGGACGAAAAGGCGAAAAAAGCCAAAGCCCGCCGTGCGGAAAATGATGACCCGGACGCGGATGATGACCCGGACGCAGACGACGACGCAGACGCGGATGACGATGCCGACGCCGATGATGATTCGGACGATGACGCGGACGCGGATGACGAAGAAGAGCGCAAGGCGCGCAAGGCGAAAAAAGCCAAAGGCAAAAAGGCGGACGACGATGACGACGACGCCGAGGCGAGCGTTGCCAAAGGTCGCCGGATGGAGAAGAAGCGCATCAGGACGATCATGAGCTGCAAAGCCGCCGCCGCGCGCCCTGACCTTGCCTGTTACATGGCCTGCAATACCAGCCTGTCCGCCGCGTCTGCAATCGAACAGCTGAATATCGCCGCAATGGGCATGCCGGAGCCGGGCAGCCAGCCGACAGGGAAGCGCATGTCGCTGGATGAACGCATGGCCGCCATGCCGCGCCATGCCGTCGGCCACGATGCCCCGCCAGCAACAGGAAAAGACGCTGCCGTGTCCTCTGCGGTTTCTCTCTACAACAAACATAAGGGCATTAACTAATGAGCGTTAACGAGTACGGCCAGAACGCCTGGCAGCCATACGCACGGCAGGACACCTTTATCCCGGACCAGCTGATTAACGGTAATCTCCAGCTCGTCACCAAAACGGTGACGATTGCCGCCGGGAAAGCCTATAAGCGCGGGACCGTGCTCGGCTGCACGTCCGACACGCACCTCTACGGCGCGTGCGTGAAAACCGCCACCGACGGCACGCAAATCCCGACCGCTATTCTGGTTGACGACGTGGACGCAACCGCAGGCCCTGTCACCGCAGGCGTTTACCTGATGGGCGGTTTTAACCAGAACCGCGTGACGTTCGACGAAAGCTGGACGCTTGAAGGGCTGACCGAAGAGCTGCGCAATAAGTCGATTTTCCTCCAGGGCAGCATCGCCGGTCCCGGCGTTTAACCGCCGCCGCTAAATCCTGAATCATGAATTTATGCCCTTAACCGGGCAGGGATTCGCACGTTTAAAATCAGCCCGCCAGCAGGCGGGCAAAGCGAGAATTTTATGACCCAAAGCATTTTTAACACAACGGCGCTGGTCGGTATCGTTCCAAACCTGATGACCTCGCAGAACTGGCTGCTTGATAAGTTCTTCCCGAACGTCGTTACCAGCGATACCGAAGAAGTTGCGATCGACGTGGACGTCGGCCAGCGCCGTATGGCCCCGTTCGTCTCGCCGCTGGTTGCCGGTAAGCTGGTTGAGTCCCGCCGTATGCAGACCAACGTGTTTAAACCCGCCTACATCAAAGACAAGCGCGCGCCGGACCTGCGCAAGCCTATCCGTCGCCAGATTGGCGAGCGTATCGGCGGGGACTACACCGCAGCGGAGCGCGAACAGCTGAACCTGATGTTTGAAATGGCCGATCAGGTGGACATGCTCAACCGCCGCCTCGAATGGATGGGCGCAAGCGCGCTGAGCACCGGTACAGTGAAAATCGAAGGGGAAGGTTATGAAACAACCGTGGTCGATTTTGGACGCAACAGCGCCCTGACCGTTGCGCTGTCCGGCTCGGATAAATGGGCGACCGGCGCGACCGGCGTGACCAGTGGCGCGAGCTACACCAAACCCACCGCGCACATTAACGAGTGGGTCAAAACCATCCTGAAATATTCCGGTGCGGTTGCCCGCGACGTGGTGTTTACCTCCGCCTCATGGGATGCGTTCGTGCTCGACACCTCGCTACAGGGCGCGATCGTGTTCCCGGCGATGGGGCCTTACGGAAACCAGATTAACCCGGGTACAGAGGTTCCGCTGGGCGCGGTGTATAAGGGGCGTTGGGGCCAGCTGGACCTGTGGCTTTATAACGACTGGTTCGTTGACGATGAAGGCGTTGAGCAGCCGATGCTGGCCGACGGTTCGGTGGTTATTTCCGGCCCGCAGCTGCAAGGCACCCGCGCGTTCGGCGCGATTCTGGACCCTGCGTTCAACTACGGACCGATGGCGTTCGCCCCGAAAACGTATGTGCAGGAAGATCCGGCGCAGCGCATTCTGCTGATGCAGTCGTCGCCAATCGTGATCCCGACCCGTGTTAACGCGGCCATGTGCGCGAAGGTGGTGTAACGATGGCAACCAAAGCACAAAAGGCAGAGGCTGAGAAAGCCGCTCAGGAGGCCGCTGCGGCCTCGGCGGTCACGGTCAGCGAACCCACGGACGTTACGCCTGAAAGCCCCGCAGAAAGCGAATCCGGCGCGGATTCAGACGTTGAGGCAGGGGCGGGCGAGCTGCCCGCGCTGGCCGTAGCGGTTGAGGTTGTTGTGTGTGCCAAGCGGACCGTTCGGCACGACGGCAAGGTTTACGGCGAAACGCAGGCGCTGACGCTGCCGCGCGAGGACGCTCAGGCCCTGAAAGATGCGGGCTTTGTGGCATACCTGGACGATTTGCGACAGGCCGCGCAGGCCCGGCAGGGCGCATCCGTAAACATCCGCAACGGCGTGGAAATCACGCAGGAGTAAGCGATGGCCGTTGACTGGGACCGCGAGCTGCTGTCCCCGCTGCAGTCGGTATTTGGCGAACCCGTCAACTACCGGCCAAAGCGCGGAACGGCTTTTGATATCTCCGGGATTTTTGACCGGCCCTACACGCAGGAGGTGGAGCCGCTTGACGCAGACGACCCGGGCATCAACACCACGCAAGCCGTGTTAGGCGTGCGCGATGCAGAGTTTACCGCCGCCGGGCGTGCGCTGCCGGTACAGGGCGACCGCCTGTTTGTGGCAAGCGTGCAGACTGTGTTTGCGGTGTCTGACGCTCAGCCGGACAGCCACGGCGGCCACAAACTGATTTTAAACAGGGTGAAGCCATGAACGCTGCAACGCTCCGCAATCTCGTTGTGACCGCCCTGAAAGTCGCCGGAACGGACGCAGGCGATCGCGTTTATTCCCCGCGCGACTGGTCAACCCGGGGCGAAGATTACCCGGTCCTGATGGTGCAGACGCCGTTTGAAGAAAAGCAGTCGATGGGCCGTAACGTGCCGCAGTTCACCACGGTTACGACCATCCGCGTTACGGGTCGCCTTGAGGCGTTCGACTCTGAAACCGATGATGGCGCCGTAATGGCCGAAGAGGGGCTGGAGGCGCTGCGCCAGCAGATAGAAATGGCGGTGATTAACAGCTATGAGCTGACCCGCTCCATTCAGCAGTTCAGGCACATCCGGTCGGCCATTGACGTTGACGCCAGCGGCGACGGTCACATCGGTCAGCTGACCTTTGAAATCGACGCCGAATACTATCAGGGGCCGGAGGACTTCTATCCGATTCAGGGCGTGGCGCTACAGGGCGTTGACCTGACCATTGAGCAGCCGGACGGCACAACGCAGCCCGGCTTTAACGCTGACCTTCCGCAATAAGCGAGAACCACATGAAACTCCGACCCGTATCAGGTCGCGCCGTGCGCGATCCGGTAAAGCGCACCCTTTTACCTGACACCGGCGCGGAGGTGACGCTGGATTCATTCTGGCGTCGCCGCCTGCGCGATGGCGACGTTGAGGAAGTGACCTCAGACACCGCCCCAAAAATCACGGCGGCCAGTGCCGCAAAATCCCGTAATGGCGGAACCAGCGCGGCGGAAGCGTCTGCGGATGCCGCCCCTGCTGAGGCAAGCTAATGACCATTCCATTTAATACCGTTCCGGGCAAACTGCGCACGCCGCTGTTTTATGCCGAAATGGATAATTCGCAGGCCAACACGGCCACGGCCAACCAGATTACGCTGATTATCGGCCAGCAGCTGGACAGCGCGCTGCAGCAGCCGGGAATCCCGTTTCTGGCGTCGTCTGTCTCAACGGTAGGCGGCCTGTGCGGCTACGGCTCAATGGTGCATGCCATGATGGCCGCGTACCTGAAAAACGATACGGCGGGGCTGATTTACATTCTGCCGGTTGCGGACGGGAAAGCCACGGTTGCGGCCAGCGGCAAAATCACCATCACCAGCCCGGCGACGGCCTCCGGCACGCTGTCGGTTTATATCGCCGGTGAGCGCGTGCAGATTGCTGTGCTCAGCACCGATGCGATTGAAATCGCCGCCGCCGCGCTGGCTGCGGAAATTAACGCAACGACCCGCTTACCGGTTACGGCGGCGTCTGCGGACGGGGTTGTCACGCTGACGGCCAAAAACAAGGGCGCACACGGCAATCAGATAGATATCCGTCTGAATTTTGGCGGCACGGCAGCCGGAGAAGCAACGCCTGCCGGTCTGGCCGTTACCGTGACCGCCATGAGCGGCGGCAGCGGGACACCGGCGCTGGATGACGCGCTTGCCAACTACGGCGACAAGGGCGCGGATTTCATCATCAACCCGTACACCGACAGCACCTCGCTGAATACGGTGAAATCGTGGCTTTCAGACGCGACAGGCCGCTGGAGCTACTCCTCGCAGCTCTACGGCCATGCGCTGAGCTTTATCAGCGGAACCTATGGCGAACTGACGGCAGCAGGCGAAGCCCGCAACGACCAGCACGCCTCGCTGATTGGCGTGTACGACTCGCCGACCCCGCCGTGGGTATGGGCCGCCGCCGTATACGGCTCCGCCGCCGTCAGCCTGCGTAACGATCCGGGCCGCCCGTTGCAGACGCTGACCGTTTCCGGCGTGCTTGCTCCGCCGCTGCCGTCGCGCTTTGACCAGCCCGAGCGGAACAACCTGCTTTACAGCGGGATCTCGACCGTGACCGTTGCGGACGACGATACGGTTGCGCTCGAGAACGTGATCACCACGTACCAGAAAAACAGCTATGGCGATGCCGATGATTCGTATCTCGAAATCGAAACGCTGTTTTTGCTGATGTATGTGACGCGCTTTCTGCGTTCGGCTATCACCAGCAAGTTCCCGCGTATGAAGCTCGCCGCCGACGGCACGCGCTTTGCGCCGGGGTCGGCAATTGTCACGCCGAGCACCATCAAAGCAGAGCTGATTGCGCAGTACAAAACGCTGGAGAAAAACGGCTACGTACAGGATTCAAAGAGCTTTGCGGCGGCTCTGAAGGTTGAGCAGAACAGCACCAACGTAAACCGCGTTGACGTGCTCTTCCCGGGAACCCTCATTAACCAGCTGCGTGTGTTTGCGCTGCTGAACCAGTTCCGCTTAAAAGCGGCTGACTCTCAATAAGGCGATAAGAAATGGGAGATACCTCTAACCGCATCGCGGGAACGGCAAACGTTGTGATCGACGGCGTGACCATCATGGTTGCCGGGAAGTTCAAATATCGTCCGTCGAAGGTAAAGCGCGAAACGCTGACCGGCATGGACCGCGTACACGGCTATAAGGAAACGCCCATTGCCGGGATGATTTCAATGGACGTGCGCGACAGCGGCGGGACCAGCGTGTCGGATTTTAACGACATGACCAATGTGACCGTTACGGCCATGCTGGCAAACGGGAAAATCATTATCGGTTCCGGCATGTGGACGACTGACGCGCAGGAAGTGGAAAGCGAGGACGCGATTTTCAGCGTCGTGTTTGAAGGCGATGACGTTTCGGAGAACTGACGGATGGATAACATCTTTCACTCAACATTCGGCCCGGGAGGGCCGTTTCCGCTGCGCGAACCGTTGCAGCATGAAGCCAGCGAATTTTACGCCCTGGCTGATAAGGGCGACGCACACGACGCAATGGGCAGGCTGATTGAAATGGTCAGCGGCGTAAAGCGTGCGGATATTGATGCGCTTCCCATCAGCACACAGCGGCGCGGTCAGGCGTATCTGGTGTCGTTCCTGAATGACGTTCCTGCGCCTCACGTGGACCCGGCGGCGTCGCTGGTTATCCAGCTCGAAAAGCCGGTCACTTCGCTGAACGGTCGGGAGGCGTGGCAGGAAATTAACCTGCGCGAGCCAACCTTTGCCGAAGTCGGCAAATTCTATGCGGACAAAGAGCAGGAAAGCGAACGCGCCGCAATGGTCGGCCTGATGGAGCAGCTGTCCGGCGTTAACCGTTTTGCGATTGGCAAAATGCCGCTCAGTAAATTCCGCGAAGGGCAGGCGTATCTGCTGGGTTTTTTGACGTACTTCCCGACATGGACGAGTGGCGGGAATCAGCCGCAAACGTAACTTACTTTTTCCGGTGGGGGCCGCAAGACGTGGCCCGCATGACGTGGAAGGAGTTGCAGGAGTGGCAGCGGCAGGGACTGCGAATCAAAAAAAGTTTAGAGGCGAGCTGATATGGCCGGAAATGTGTTTGATTTCGAGCTGCGCGCCGACGATCAGGTGTCCGGGGCGCTGAAAGACATAAGCGACCAGGTGAAAGGGCTGCAGCCTGAACTGGATAAGACCGGGGAAGGGCTAAAGCTGGGCGGGCAGGAAACGCAGGACGGCCTCACAGATATTAACGCCTCGTTTCAGTCGTTAAGCCGCTTTGCAAAAGATAATGTCCAGCTAATCGGTGATATGGTGCCGCCGCTGCGCAACTTTCTCGGCAATGCCGGGCGGCTCGGCGGCGTTGCCGCTAAGTTCGGGCTGGCAGGCGGCGCGGCCTACGTAGCCGGAAAGGGAATACAGGTGCTTGGCGGCGGCATGATGGACGCTGCCGATGATGCTTACCGGCTACAGGTGGCCGCTGAAAATGCCGGAATGAGCGTGCAGGATTTTACGCGCCTTTCCGGTGCCATGCGGCTTCTCGGCAGCGACAGCGATTCGGCGCGCGGGAGCGTTGAAGGGCTTTATAAAACGTTCAACGACGCGCTGCAGGGCCGTAACAGCGCCGCGCTCGCCATCATGAACCAGATTAACACCCCGATCGTCCGAAAGGCTGACGGGACGGCGGACGTGCTTAAAACCGTTGAGAAGCTGGCGCAGGCGATGCCCCGGCTGTCTCCGCAGAATCAGAAAACGGTCGCGGACGCGCTGGGGCTGGATGCCAACGGGTTGCAGCTGCTGCGCGAGGGCGCGCGCCTGAAAGCGCTGCTGACCAAATCGGACGAAGTGGGCCTCACGGTTGACCCGAAAATCAATGCGGACCTCGTTGATTTGAACCGCAGTATTACCGACGTCAGCGCGTCATGGGATGGCCTGAAACAGCGGGTAAAGCAAAAGCTGGCAGGCGCAATGGTGTCTGACGGGTCAGTTAAAGACGGCCTGAAAGGTGTCGGAGACGTTCTGCAGCATCCGACCGACCCGATTGCGTGGAATCAGGCGCTGGGGAACCTGCGCGGCAATGAGAGCGACTGGCTCCGCCGGGCGCAGAAAGATAAAAAGTTTTTCAACACACTGCCCGCAGATGACCAGCTGAATGTGATTACCGGTCAGATGAATGAAAGCCTGCGGCAGAAACTGCGGGGGCAGTACGGCGTAGCCGATCAGGCTTCGCTGCTGGCCGGGGATATGCAGGCCATTACGCGCGAGCCGGCCAGCACTGTTCAGGCTCCGCCAGTCGGCCAGAAAGTGGACCCGGCGGCCGCCTCGGTGCGCAATAACAACCCGTGGAATCTCAACTACGCGAAGCAGGCCGGAGCCGTCCCGGCTGGCCGGTTTGCGCACTTCCTCACGCCGGAGCTGGGCGTTGAGGCCGCCGACCGTCAGCTGCAGCTGTACGCCACCGGCAAGTCGAAAAACGTTAGCCGCCCGCTGAACACGCTGAACGACATTATTCACACGGCCTCGCCCCGCAGCGACGGCAATGACCCGGAAGCCATGACCCGCCGCGCCAGCGAGCAGTTAGGCGTTAAGCCCAATCAGTCGCTTAACCTGACCGACCCGCAAATGCGATCGCGCGTGCTGTCCGCGTTGTTTAACCAGGAAGGAAACAACCCGTTTAGCGCGGAGCAGATAGAAAAAATCATCAGCAAACGCGATGCGCGGTACGGCACAAGCCAGCCTGCCCCGCAGCTGCAGCAGCCGGTTGTACCGCTCAGGCCGGAGCCTGAAATGAGGCGTGACAGCCCGCCCGGTGAGCTGGCAAAAAATGAGCCTCAGCCTGCACAACAACCGCCGCTGGCCAGCGCACCGGCTCCGGCACTGGTGACGCCTGCGCCGGGTGCGAAAAAAGGCGACAGTGCAGAGCAGATTGCGCGCGCAATCACCGACGCGCTGAAAGAACACGGCGTGAAGCTGGAGGTGACGTTCGTGAACCCGGCGAACGGCAGCCGCCAGACGATGACCGCCACCGGCGGCAAAGTGTCAACGGCGATGCCCTTCCCGGGCTGACTTTCACCGACCTAACAGACCCGGCCCCGCGCCGGGTTTTTCTATTCTGGAGGATGCAAAATGTCGATCGTCGGTTCAGCAATTTCAAAACTTCTCGGCGGTTCCGGCGACAGCTACAGCTGGCAGGACAATCTGCACGCCGCATCTTTCCGGGGCGTGCCGTTTGCCATTGAATCCGGCGATGGCGTTTTTGGTCGTCGTCAGGCCGTGCATGAATACCCCTATCGCGATTCGGTATGGGTTGAAGATATGGGCCGCTCGACGCGCCGCATTCACCTGACCGGCTTTCTTGTTCAGAGCAGCCGCGTATACAGCGCCGGTGACGTGATGAACCAGCGCGACGCGCTGATTGCAGCGGCAGAGTCCAAAGGCTCCGGCACGCTCATTCATCCCACGCTCGGCGAAATGACGGTCAGCGTCATTGAGGGCGGGCTGCGGATTCACGAACACAAAGACGAAGCCCGGATGTTTCGCTTTACCCTGACGATGGTCGAGTCAGGGCTGAAAGTTTTTGCGATAACCAGCGCGACTGACGGGCTTTCAACCGTCAGAACGTCATGGCTGTCAACGGTGACAACGGCAATAGCCCGCGTTATTGCAGAGATAAACGGCGATTTGAGAAGCGTTTCTCAGGCAATCAAGACGCTGAAAAGCACCATGGATTTCTGGACCGGTCTGGTGATGAACACGATCAACCAGGCGACGAACCTCGGCAACGTACTCAAAAGCACGTTTGGCTCGTCGCGTTACGGGCGGTTCAGCACCGGCAGCGTCGGCGGAAACGCGTCAGGGGCGTCCGCCAGCGCCCGCAGCGGGGACGATACGAAGGATTATGACCGGCTGGTCGCGGTAAAAATGGCGCAGTCGGTGCAGAACCGCGCAGAAGTTACGTCCGCCATCGACACGCTGATGGCCAGCGAGGATATCGAAAGCTACGCGGTAAACGTAAAAGCCGTTTTCGTCGCCATCCTCGGTAGCGTGTCAGGCGGGGCGGATCTGGTTAATGCGCTTGAAAGCATCGCAGGCTTTGCAGACGAAACTTATCGTGAAGATGTTCACGACAGCAGGGTGGCCGGGGTTGCCCGGATTTACGTTAACGCCATGACGGCCAGCTCAATGGCCTATGCCGCCGCGCAGTATGTACCGGCGAACTATGAGGAAGCCGCCGAGCTTACCCGCCGGGTCAGCGACGTGATGGACGCGGCGATCCTGTCTGTCGCGGATGCGGGCTATGACGACCTCTACGCGGAAATGATGACGCTGCGCACGCACTTTGTCACCACGATGACCGCGAACGGGGCAAACCTCGCCAGTGTTCAGACGGTCGCATTTAATCGCCCGCTGCCTGCGCTTACCCTCGCTAACCGGCTCTATCAGGACGCAGAGCGCACCGAGTCGCTGGTCAAAATGGCCGAACCCGTTCACCCGGCGTTTATGCCGACCCGATTTAAGGCGCTGACATCATGAACGATGAACTGACGCTGACGATTAAGGGGAAAATCCTCTCCGGCTGGGATTCGGTGCGCGTGACCCGCAGCATTGAGCGCTTGCCGATGGATTTTGAGCTTTCGCTTATGGATTACTTCCCGGGCAGCGATGAAAAGCAGCTCGTTAACCCGGGCGATCCGTGCGTCGTGAAAATCGGCAGCGATACCGTTGTTACGGGCTACATCGACCGGTGGGCACCGATGATTTCCCGCGCCTCTCATGAAGTCCGGGCCGTGGGGCGTAGCAAGTGTGCGGACCTCGTTGATTGCTCCGCTTACTGGCCGAATAACGTCATTACCGGCGCAACGCCGCTGCAGATTGCGCAGCGCCTGGCAAAACCCTACGGCATCAGCGTTGGCAGCGACGTTGAGAGCGCAACGACGGTCCCGCAGTTTTCGCTGAACTGGGGCGAATCGTCGCAACAGGTGATTGACCGCATCAGCCGGTGGGCTGCGCTGCTGTATTACGACCTGCCGGACGGCAGCCTGTTTCTGACCCGTGTCGGCACGAAGCAGGCGGCCAGCGGAGTCGTACAGGGCAAAAACATCGAGGCCGCCGCCTATGAGAGCACGATGGATGAACGCTTTTCCGAGATAACCGGCGTATCGATGGCGATCACGCCGATCAACGAAGAGAGCGGAAATGATGCCTACGACGCGGTGGCGCTGGCAAAGGCTACGGACCCGGAGGCGGCGCAGATGCGCTACCGCAACCGGACGGTCATTATCGAAAGCACCATGAACGCTAACGCGCAGGCGCAGCAGTGCATCGACTGGGAAATGAACCGGCGCTACGGGCAATCCAAACGGCTGCAGGTCACGGTTGACAGCTGGCGTGACAGCGCCGGGAACCTGTGGGAACCCAATACCCTTATCCCGATTTCGCTGCCCGCATTCGGGCTTACCGACCAGCTGTGGCTGCTTGGCGAGGTAACGTTTCGGAAAGACGACCGGGGAACCGCTGCTGAAATGGTCCTGATGCCGCCTGCGGCGTTCAGCGTTGAGCCTTACCAGTTCTACCAGAACCTTATGGAGCTGAATTACTGATGCCTGATTTTTCCAGCCTTTACCGGCAATTAAAAATGATGCTGGGTATCGGGAAAGTTACCGGCATGAGCGATGACGGTCCCGCGCAGACGCTGCAATTTCGCAACGCAATGGAGGTGATGAAAACAGGCCGCCTGGCTGAATTCGGATTCTCTTCCGGTCCGCCCATTGGCAGCGACGTTCTGGTTGCCTTTCTCGGCGGCGATCGCTCCAGCCCTGTAGTGATTGCGACAAACAGCAAAGCATACCGGCACAAGGGCCTGAATCCCGGTGAAACGGTTATTTATGACCAGTGGGGGAAATTCATCAAGCTGACGGAAGACGGGATTTTTGTTGAGGCCAACGGCAAGCCGGTAGAGGTAGCGCGTGCGACCGTGGTCACAATCACCGGGACAGAAAAGGTCATAGCCGATACGCCGGTTTTGGAATGTACCGGCGACATTATCGACAACTCAGAAACCAACAAAACCACGCTGAAACAGCTGCGTGACGCCTACAACGGTCACGATCACTTTGTACAGGGCGTGCAGGGCGGCAGCACCACGATAGAGAGCGATCCGCCCGGGGAGCAGGTGAAATGACGGATATCACGACCCGCTGGGACCCGTCCACCGGACAAGGCGACTGGGTTGTCGCACAGGGCGATCTGGCGACGGGCGACGACCTGCAAACGGCTATTTTCATCAGCCTGTTTTCAGACCGTCAGGCCCGTCCCGATGACGACTTTGAAGGAGACGACCGGCGCGGATGGTGGGGCGATACGGGCAGCGACTACCCGATAGGATCACGCATCTGGCTTCTGCGGCGTCAGAAGCTGACGATCGCGGTTGCCAACAAGGCCATCGATTATGCGGTTGAGGCGCTGCAGTGGCTTATTGACGACGGCGTGATAGCCAGTCTCAGCGTTAATTCGCAAATCGTTTACCCGTCCCGCCTCACTCTGGAAATCACCTATCAAAAGCCCGGACAGACCAGTAACACGGTCAACTATTTCTGGGTGTGGGAGAAAATGTAATGCCATACAAAAGGCCCACGCTTTCCGAGCTGCGCGCCCGAAATCAGAGCGCGATAACGACGGGGCTGGAAAACATCGGTGCGCTTCTGCGCTTCTCAAACATGCGCGTTCTGGGCGACGTTAGCGCCGGGATGAGTCACCTGCATTACGGCTATCTTGACTGGATGGCGCAGCAGACCAACCCGTCTACCGCAACGGATGAATATCTGGCGATGTGGGGCGCACTGGTTAACGTTTACCAGAAGAACGCTGCAGCGGCGTCAGGTGAGGCGGTTTCCATAACAGGAACCGCAGGCTACTCCGCACCGGCTGGCGCGCTGCTTAATCGCGGTGACGGCTACCAGTACACGCTGGATCACGACGTCACCATCGGGAGCACCGGCACGGCGTTAACGACTGTTACCGCTGTTTTACCGGATGCCAGCGCCGATCCTACCGGCGGCGGGGCAAACGGCAACGCCGCAGCGGGAACCGTCCTGGCGTTTGATGTTTCTCTGCCGGGTATTGATTCCCGGGTCACGCTGACTCAGGCCATAACGGGCGGAACGGACATCGAGGCCGCCGAAGATTTCCGCGCCCGCGTGCTTGAAGCGTTTCAGGAAAAGCCGCAGGGCGGCAGCGATGCCGACTATAAGCAATGGTCGCTGGCCGTGCCGGGTATCACGCGTGCATGGGTGGCCCGTCGTTTGATGGGGGCGGGAACCGTGGGGATTTATATCATGCGGGACGGCAGCGACGGCACGAACGACAGCGGCTTTCCCGTGGGGACGGATGGCGTTTCATCCAAAGAAACGCAATATCCCGGTGGCATTGCAACCGGCGACCAGCTGACAGTTGCTGATGCGATCTACGATAAGCAGCCTGCGACCGCGCTGGTTTACGTGTGTTCGCCTGTCAAAACCAGCGTGCCGTTTACCATCGCCGGATTGTCAGCCGCATCGGCAGCGCTGAAAGCCAGCATCAACGCGGCAATCGATACGGTCTTTTTCAACAGCGGCAAGCCGGGCGGAACGGTTGACCTGTCTGACATCCACACGGCGATCGCGGGCATCACCGGAACGGCGGGGTTTATTATCAATAGCCCGACGACAAACATCGTCATGGGGGCCGGTTGCATGCCCGTTCGCGGGGAGATGAGTTACGTATGAGTAAGTTTGCCCTGGACGATTATCGCCGTGCGCTACAGTCCCTGATGCCGGTCGGTGCAGTCTGGCCGCGCGACACAGGCAACGTGCAGGCCGAAGTTCTCGCCGCAATGGCGCAGGAGTATCAGAGAAGCGACACAGACGCGCTGACGCTGATTAGAGGGGCTTTTCCGGCAACGGCAACGGTTATGCTGTCCGAGTGGGAAAAGTCGCTGGCATTGCCGGACGATTGCGCTATAGGGGAAACGGACAGTATTGCACTGCGACAAAAGGCCGTGGTGACGAAACTCACCGCCACCGGCGGCCAGTCCATTGAGTATTTTACCGCGCAAGCCAAAGCGCTCGGCTATCACGTCTCGATTACGCAGTTCAGGCAGGCGCGCGCGGGAATGTCAGCTGCAGGGGCTGCCCTGAACGGGGACGACTGGCCCTTTGTGATGCAGGTTACGGCCCCGCAAACCACGATCACCTATGCCCGGGCAGGTGTCAACTACACGGGCGATCCTCTGCGTTCATGGGGGAACAAGCTGCTGGAATGTCGCCTGACGCGGCTTGCTCCGTCTCACGCCATTATCAAATTCGCTTACACAAACACGGTCGAATAACACCGGTTATCATCATTTAGCGCCTTAACTGGCGAGGATTTCACATGCGCAAAATCAGCGATATCACCCCTACCGCTACGGCGGAGGGAGAATTTACGGAAGGCTCAGTTGCGACCGGCATCGCCCCGACCATTCTGCCTGCCGAATGGTTCAACGTCATTCAGCGCGAGCTGGTAAACGTTGTGCTGGCTGCTGGTCTGAAACTGGACCCGGAGAACGATAAACAGGTTCTGGCAGCGGTTAAGAAAATGTTCGCAGGTATCGGTGCCAACTCGGACATTACCTCATTAAACAAGCTTGATTCGATGGTGCTTAATGGTGGGACCCTGAACGGATTAGCATCGCAAGCTGACATTTTGGCGGGAACGCTCGGGAAAGTGGTTGATGCCAGCGGGTTGAACAGTCTTATGGGAACCGGGCTTGCTTCTGCTTCAGGTTACTTTACCGTTCCGGTAATTCTTGGCGATGCAATACGTAAGTTTTACGTCCAATGGATTGGCCGAATGGCTGTTCCTCAAGCACCGTCCGAGACAGTGATGAGCACGGTAACTTGGACTTATCCTGTGGCATTTCCAAACGCTTGCCTGAATGTTATGACATCGATGGCAGGGGTGACATCGTATTCGCCGAAAGCGCACCCGGTAAGTGCAGCGGCTACGCCCACACCAACGTCTGTTGTATTAGGCAGTGGCTATTGGGCATCTACATCATCGATTTCAGCATTAGCTATTGGTTATTAAGGGAAAAAATGAAATTTTCACTTTCGGCGCAAGCTTTCTATGCGGGTGATATCGACTACGGAAACAACATTCCAACAGATGCCGTAGATATAACGGATACGCAATATCAGCAGTTTTATGCTGGTCTCAATTCTGGAAGCGTCATATATGCCGCAGGCGACGATCTTAAGATTTCAGATGTTAGACCAAATCACTATGCTATCTGGGATACAGCGTCGTCGTCATGGGTTATGACGGCCGCCGCTTCAGAGCAAAAGGCATCAGATGAGAAAGCGGTGTTAAGCAATTATGCAACAAGTGAATTCTCACGCGCCACTGACCAGATAAGTGTTCTGTCAGATAAGATTGAGCTGTCTGATTATTCAGCAGGGGAAACATCAGATAGCGTAACTGCGGAGCGGACTCAGTGGAAAGCCTACCGGATTGCCTGTAATGCAGTTATGAAGGGAGCAGCGACCAATCTACAGGCCGCGCCTGACGCCTAGTAATCAGCATTTCGCATGAGAATAAAGAACTGCGATTTAATTCATTTATTCTCGTTAATGTCCGAAAATCGTGACGGGACAGCACTAAGTAATGTGGTGATTGGGATGCCTATTATTTCGCATAAGTGAATAAGCTCTACGGCATCCAGCCTGCGCTCACATCTTTCTGCTTTTGAAATAAACGACTGTGGAACCCGCATGGCGCTGGCGAGCTGGACTTGTGTGATTTTCCTCTCTTTACGTATCCGGACGAGAGTGTCAATTATGGTTTTATAGTCGTTGGGATAAAGAGAGGGCATCAGGATGTCTCAGGAAAATAACCTGAAACGGAATATCCAGCCAAACCAAAAATATCCCAAAACAGGATATTTAACCCTGCCTAAGTAGTGCTTTCATCAAATAACCCAAACTGGAATATTTAAGTGGTTGCCGATTAAGCTGGCGTAAAAATAAGCACATAGCTTTATTCGATTTATATGCTTTAACGCTGACGCGCTCAGTGTTAAATTACGCGCGTCAGCGTGCTCTCCTGTCGTAGTAGACCGTTGATGGCCCTTGCGGCTGGCGTGCTGCAAGGGCACCTCTTTAATTCCGGCGTGTTGCTTCTTCCAGCTTGTCGAACAACTCGTTAACCTCGCTGCTTTCGATCCCGCCTTTTTCAGCACTTTCCAGCAACGACTCAATGCGTTTGATCAGCGCTGGCGATGCGCCTTTGAGTGAGATTTCAACGTCGTCCCCTTTATATTTTGCCGTGACACCTTTACCGAACGTGCGGACACTTGCCTCTGGTTTTTCTGCTGCCGGCTTCGCTGCTTTCAGCGTCTTAACGATGAAATCAGCCTCCAGATTTTCGACGCGTTTGAACATGGCCAGCTCGTTAGCTCGCTCCATCATGACCTCGGCGTTCTCCTTATAGACCCGCAGAAGCTCTTCGCCAGCGCGGGCCGACAGGTCCGAGGGGTTGGTGAACAGCTTAATGATTTCAACTGGCAGGTCTGCGGTTGCCATGCAGCGAATAACAACACGGCGCTGCAGCTGCTCAGCCTCGGCCATCGCTTTAACGTTACCGGCATATTCTGTTTCCACCAGGCGCTTGTAGCGTTTGCCTCTCTCATATGCACTGGTCGGACGATAATCGTTGCCGACTTCTGACAGGCTGGACATCTGCTTGTCGCTCAGGCTGCCTACCCACACACGATACTCGCGCTTCGTCAGGATGGCAGCCATCCGACGACGGCTACCATCAGCCACTTCGATCACGCCGTTCACGTCGCGCCCAAATGCCGGGAACTGCTGGCCGTTGGCGGTGAACGTTGGGATCAGGTCGTCCAGGGTGCTTTCGTTTAGCAGCTCCTGCAGGCGCTCGTTCTGGCCCCACACCATCGTTTTGCGTTCCACACACTCAGCCGGAATAACATGCAGCGTGAACTTAATCGGTTCGCCGAGCACTTCCACGTTCATCACGTCGCCGTGGGATTTACCTACAAATCTTCCCAATGTTCTGACCGATGGCGTTGCAGACGGCTCGTTACCTCTGGGAGTAGCTTTTGCACTCTCGCTGACTCCTTTAATGTCAACGTCTGGTTTTCCTTTCATGCCTCCGCGTTTCATTGTGCATCCTCCTTCTTCCACTGGGGTTTAATCAGTTTTTCGTAAATTTCCCGGCATACCGGTTCCCATATATCAACCGCGTTTTTCCAGGCGCGGTTAGTGCCTCGCTGGTCTGCCGCCTGCTCAAAAACGGTGCGCATTTTTACCTGCCCTTTGCCAACTTCTTCTGTCACGCGAACCACTTCATCCAGCACCATGTCGCCGAAAGAACCGCAAATCATCTCCCGCATCCAAGAGGACTGGCTGCCCGGTTGCAGGCTGAACTTTGTGATCAGAACGCGCACTTCAGGCTCAAAACCGTCTAAATCAACGGTAGCGATCAGGTCGCGGAGCATTGAGAAGAACTGATGGATAGATACGTAGTCATACAGCTCTGCGGGCGTCGGCACCACAATGACATCTGAGGCGCAGACAATGTTTAACGTGCCTATGCCGAGGTTTGGCGCGCTATCCATGACAACCACGTCATAGCCATCCCATACGGTTTCTATTGCAGCACGGAGTAAAAGGTGCGGCGCTGTTGGCAGCTTGCCCTCCTCAGCCAGTGGATAGACCTCGCTTTCAATCCGGTGTAAACCAAGACAGGACGGAATGATGTCGAGATTCGGCCAGCAGGTCGGCTTTATCGCGTAGAACGCATCATCGCGCTGTCCGAGATAGAAAGGCAGAAGCGTGTCATCTTCATGCACATGTAAATCCGGCACATAGCCATGATAGAGAGAGGCGGTAGCCTGCGGGTCGGTGGCGTCCACCAGCAGCACTCTCAGCCCCTGCAAAGCCAGCCATTGCGCCAGATGGACTGAGGTTGCGGTTTTGTATGCGCCACCTTTTAGCGCTGCAATTCCAATTACTACCGGGTCACAATCTGCGGGACGATAAGGCTGCTGATTGAACACCTCGCGCATACGGTTAATTTGCTCAATGGAGTAACCTGCGCGCTGCTCAACCCGGCCCTTCATGACCATATCCGGCACCGGTAGCCGCCCGTCAAGCTCCGCCGCGCGGATGGTTGGTTGGGTGACACCTACCATTTCACTTGCTTCCTGAATGCCCCAGCGGCGACTAATGGTGCGCGCCTCTGGAGAGTCGTTGCCAAACTGCGCCTCTGCAACCGCCATAGTTAACGCCCGTCCACGCGCATTGCATTCATTCAATCTTTCTAAAAGTCCCATCATGCTCTCCTGTCGTTTTGCGTGAAATGCATTAAAACATTCGATTTTGCGCAAAACAACCGTTTTATTGCGTTTTAGCAGAAAATTATATCTGCTTGACAATCTGCCTGCACTTAACGGTGTATTCATCTCAACACCCGCGAAATGAGACAGAACTCCAAGAAATCATATGGGTAACACACCTAAACACATGATTTTTATAGCAAGCTACATTGGCTGATGCAGGTAACACTGTCAAAGTCACTTGCATAAAATGACACCCCTGCGACGCTAGGCAAGCAAGCAGAGATAAGCCGCGCAACAACGTAACGAATTCACAAGACAAAATTATTAGTTAATCTAACCCCCTCGCCTTTAACCATAATCACAACGTAACACATAGTCAAGACATATCACACGTTTTATCGTAACATATTCTCGTGTCATAAAACGACACCAATAGTTAAATATACGCGCGTATATTTAACTATTGGTGTCGTTTTATGACACGAGAATATGTTACG